ACATTATGGCAAAAACATCACAACGACTATTTAATAAACGCGGCCGAATAATTGCACTAGATACAAAGTATACTGGTGACGAACCCGAATGGGGCGATGCATCTGAAATTGACCTTAAAGAATATAATAAACGGCTCGATCGTGGGTTAAGGTTTTATGGTTATTATTGTGATTCTAAAACAATGAAGCCGTGGGTTCTTGATTGGATGCCATCTAATGGTTTTACCAAAGAGCAAGTTGATATTATTAAAGTGGCTCCGCCGTCCTATGTCAATGGTACGGTTGGTAAACTCATTCGTATGTTGAATATGGGAATGCCTAATAAGAGAAACATTAAGAGCTGGATTAAATCAGAGTTAAATGATTCGCTTTATGAAATTAATCGAATGATGAACGATCCAAAGCGAATCTTTGATGAAGAAGCAAAGGTAGATATTCCTAAAGTAAAACCGATATCACCTCTAAAGCGTGTAGAGAATAAAATAAATGAAGATATTATTGTTCCTCTTGAGATGCTTTTAGATGATATCATTAGTATCAAACCAGATACTGCTCCTGCAAAAATTCCAAATATGGATATTGGTAGATTACTTCGTAGTAATAATGCTGCTGGTAATGGAATTAAATATGTTGTTGAATGGATTAATAAACATCTCGATGAGTTTAACGAAGCGTATAACAAAACCGATGAATATGTTGTTGAAGGTTATTCTTGGTTACGTCGTCCTCAACTAAATAGGATTATAAAGAACTTTGAAAAAATGCTGGATGATACTAAGATTTATTCACGAAGCAAAGTTAAGACTCGTAAACCTCGAGTTAAAAAACCAAAGGCTGTTGATAAACAAATTACTAGACTTAAGTATGCTGCTGCATCAAGCGAATATCAACTAACAAGCGTTGATCCAACGAGCTTACCATTTTCACAGAGAGCTTACTTCTTTAATACTAAGAATCGCCAACTGTCAATTTATTATGCTAGTGGTAATGCTGGGTTTGAAGTAAAAGGAACTTCTCTAAAAGGTTTTGATGAAGAACGAAGCATTATAACAACTCTTAGAAAGCCTATGGAATTTCTACCGATATTATTATCAGCCACTCCTAAAAAGATCGATAAGGTCTTAGAAACACTTAAAACAAAACCCCGTAAAGGGAATGGCAGAATAAACGCAAACATGATTATACTACGAACACTTGATACTAAATGAAAAAAACCGACATTAAAAAAACAATAGGATTAGCAATAACAAAGGAAGAATTAATTTTAAAAACAGAAAGGCTAGTATTAAAAGATAAGATCGAATATGCTCACGCCGTGTGCCAGATTTGTTTAGAACTAGAACTTGACCCAGAAGATGTTGCAAAATTAATTGAAGGCCCATTGAAAACGAAACTAAAAGTTGAAGCTCAGAAAAATAATGTTTTACCTAGATCTAATACAGCCACACTTGAATAATGAAAGACTGCACAATTGAAGTAAAATATATTAATCTTGATTTAATAGAATACGTTAGTATTAAAAGTAATAATATTAAATGGTCTATGGATCAATATCAAAGGAACCGTGAGCCACTTAAATGGGCGGTAATTAAAGAAGAACCATTAAATGATTAACTTAAGTATAGATACTAGCACTTCACCGATGGATGCGTGGAGTACAGTGACTGCAATGTCGCTGCATTTTAATTCTGAAAGAGATTATGATGCATTTAAATTTAGTTTTAAAGGTCCTCGATGTAAAAGAGAAACCTTTGAACAAAACAAAAACCGCTTTCAATTTGAAAAGTTGGCAAGGAAATATCCATATAGAAACGATATTATTCTATACTCATTAGCTAACCTTTTAAGTGGAGAAAAATGGATTGGCAACTTTACAGATGTCGCATATGATAGGTGGAAAGCCAAAATGCAAAACGTCGAATACACTTATAAAGAAGAGATGAAAACTCTAATTGAGCAATCTCCATATAAAACTTTTGATGAGATGATATTACCGAAAGACTTAACTGATGTTCCTTATATATATAAAATGGTGCAAGGTGGTAATGTATCAATTGAGACTATAACTATTCTTAATATCATTTCATCTTATACATCAGATCTTCAGTCTAAGTTAACGGACCCTCTGGGAATATCTTCTGAACTTACTTTTAAGGTTAGGAAATATACTCCTTTTCTTAGACCGATGATAGACATTAATAAGTATGCAGAAATAACTAGAACTTTATGGTTTACATCTGTAGAAAATTAGTGTATAATAATACAACGAAACAAACAAACAATACAACGCAATACAAATAAAATAATATGTCATTTGATAAACTAAAAGCAAATCGGTCAGCCGCAATTGGGAAACTAGTCGCAGAAGCTGAAAAGGTCGGAGGTAAATCCACTAAATCTTACGGCGATGATCGTGAGTGGAAACCTACCGTGGATAAAGCAGGTAACGGTTATGCCATCATTCGTTTTCTTCCAGTAAAAGATGGAGACGATTTGCCATGGGTTCGTTATTGGGATCATGGATTCCAAGGGCCAACAGGCAGGTGGTACATTGAGAAATCACTCACATCAATTGGTAAAGATGATCCAGTATCTGAGATTAATAGCCGACTGTGGAATACAGGTAATGAAGCTGACAAAGATGTCGCTCGTTCACGTAAACGCCGTCTACATTATGTCTCAAATATCTTGGTGGTATCTGATCCAGCTAACCCAGACAATGAAGGAAAGACTTTCCTTTACAAGTATGGTAAGAAGATCTTTGATAAAATTATGGATGTTATGCAGCCACAATTTCAAGATGAGAAAGCAGTTAACCCATTTGATTTTTGGGAAGGCGCTAACTTTAAGTTGAAGATCCGCACCGAACAATGGAGGAACTATGATAAGTCAGAATTTGACGGTTGTACTCCTCTCTTTGATAACGATGAAGATCGCCTTCGCGAAATTTATGATGGACTATACAGTCTATCTGAATTCACCGATGAATCTTCATATAAGTCATACGACGATCTAAAGCGCAAGCTGATTGAAGTTCTTGGTGCTGAAGAAGTTAATGGTGTACAGGTTCTCACTGAGCCTTCTGCTCCAACTTCTCCAAAGGTTCAATCAGAACCAGAAGTTACTACTGAAGAAGTATCATCAGACGTTAGCGATGACGATGATGACGACGATTCACTTAGTTACTTTGCTCAATTGGCCAAAAGCTAATTTAAAACTAATTACAATATCGCCATCTGGTTTAATTACTAGATGGCGATATTTTTTATAAAGACATAGCAGACCCAGCCAGAACATTATCAGTGGATTCGGCGATAGTGTTCTGCGTGGATTGTGAACTATTATTAGTTACGTTCCCTCCGTTATTATTAACAACATTAATAACTGGAGCTGCATTCATTGCGCCAGTTTCTGATAACGCTTCTCCAACATTATCAACCTTTGAGGGCTTTTCCATTTGATCAGGGCTAAGCTGGTTTGATGTATTAGGTTCGTTTAATAATAAATTAAGTTGCTCTCTTTTTTGTTTTAATTCTAGCCCAGCCTCATTTGACTTTCGTTGAGCTTCATCTGATTGTTGTCCAAGAGTATCTACCTTTTCGTCATTAACAAAGAAATCATCCATTTCATCTGTTTGCTGTTTAGTTAGTTCAACAGATTGTTTTTGGAATTTTTGTTTGTCAGCTTCTAATTTTGCTATTTCTTCAGCCAATCGTTTTGCTTCGGGATTACCGCTTTCTTCTGCCGCTTTCTTATCAGATGCTACCTTTTTTGATCCTCTAGCTGCAACGCTTTCAGCTGCAGATGGTTTTGAACCCCAAACAAATTCAAGTAAAGAATCAGGCATTACCTTAAGCATTAAGGTTTCCTTACTAAACGTATCATACTTTTTATTAGGATCAGGAACTACATTTTTAAGTACTTCTCTTTGTATATTTTCAAGAGCACCATCACCAGATATAGCGCCTGAAATTAAACCAACAGGTGACATAGCAAAGAATTTTTTAACGCCATCAACAATGAAATCCCAGACGGTTTTTACTAAAGATGTAACCCCGTTCTTTAAAAATCCTTTTATAGATGATCCAACAGATTTTATTTCTTCTCCGATATTTGAAAAGAACGAACCAATCGCGTTAAAACTATTCATTATACTTTCTCCAATAGATACAAAGAACGAACTAATCGCGTTAAAACCATCCAGTATTTCTTTGATAATAGGTTCAAAGAACAAGCCGATTTTTTCTAAACCACCCATTATACTATCTCCAATAGATACAAAGAATCCGCCAACTCTTTTCATGTTTTCTGAGAAGTCTGAAAAGAAATCTATGATGAGTTTGGCAGGCATAGCAATAGCGTCAATTATCACACCAATATATTTGTTAATATCAAAGTCATATAACATTTCCTTGAAATTATCAAATCCTAATAAACCACCGAGCCAGCCAATACCGTCTATCACTAGATTAATAAGTCCGCCAAAGACACCTTCAATCGCACCCTTAATAAATCCAATAAGTCCTCCGGCGATTTTTTGAATAATATTACCTTCAGTTTCGGTAAAACCTTTAAAGGCGCCCATGACTCCAAAAACAAGACCTTCAATAATCATTATAACTTGGCCTATAATCGGAATACTTTTGGCTAGAGTTGCTCCAATTTTAATACCTATTTTAAAAAACTTAGAGATAGCACTGAAGAATTTTGAAATTTTTCCGCCTGACCCAAGCCCTTTAATGAAATTGAATACGGGTTTTATAAAGTCAAACGCTTTGCTGAAAGTAGAAGCAGCAGAGCGAAAAGCTTTTCCAATAGCGCTAAAGAAATTCTTGACTGGTTCGAAAATTTTAAGAATTGATTTTACAATTTTAAATGATTTTATTTTTCTAATCACTTCGCCAACAAAGCCAACAATCACTCCACCTATTAAAGATAAAGAACCTAATATATTAGTAAGCCATCCGTTATCTTTAATAAATTCTTTAACCATCTTGCCTGAACTTTGTCCTTTTTTAGCGGCTTCGGCTTCGGATTCTTTTTTATTTAAAGCCAATTTCCTAGCCATCATTTTTTCAAAACTAAAACTGTCGCTCTCAGTCTTATTAGCTTTTTTAGTTAGTAAAGATATTGATTTTAGCTCTTCTGCATTTGCATTTAAAAGCCCGTTGCCTTCGGCTATCTTTTTTAGAACTTTAAGGCCTCTGTCCTGTGCAACAGGATCTAGTAATTTGGGCGCATTAAATAAAGAAGCCCTATCAGTAAACATTTTAGGTAGCGGCGCAGGCTTAACTATAGTTTCTTTATCATCATTATTAACTATAGTTTCTTTATCATTATTAACTATAGTTTCTTTAATTATTGAGGGTTGGTTAACAACCTTTGATAAATTATCTATAGACCCTTGGAATTCTTCACTTTGTTCTTTAATAGCGGCTATAGAACTTTTAGATGATGCCGATAAATCCTTTTGTAAATCCTTGATAGCATCAACATTTTTTTGATTATCACTAGCAATGAACTCAAGTAATTTATTACCACTACTTAATAATGTATTTGTTTCAATTTTATTGGCAACACTTTTCTTTAAAGTTGCTATACCAATACCCTTTAATTCATTAAGCCCACTTATAAATTCTTTCTGTAAAGAAGCAATTATAGGGCCTATAATAGAATTATTATTAGTATTATTATTAGTATTACTTGGCGTTTCCATCTATATTATATTTATATAGATATCTTTATTGATTTTTCTGCTTTTCGTTCTCTTCTTTTATCCATTCAAGTAATAAGGAAATATAAATTTCCCTCTCCCATGGCATCATATTCTCAAGTTCTGTTAAACTATATTTATGATGTTGCATTAAAGCAAAGTTGGTCTTATAATAATTAAACAAAGACTCATGAGAGAGGCATACTAGAAAAAACTCTCTGCGCCTGAAAGAACATATGTATTATCTTTTTTACACTTAACGCATTTAAATTGTATTTCCTTTTCAAGCTTTGGCGCGCATTCAATAATTTCTTCGATCTTGCTCATTTGCTCTCGATTAAGACTATTGATAAATTCGTCTAAATCCTCTTTACTTGTTTGCGAAATTGGATATACTTCATTCTCATCAAAAATGCTTTCAATTACGCTTCTAATATAAAATGAAAACATATCATTAACATCATCTCCAACATCTACGCCTAAAGAGGCGGCTGAAATATAACGTGGGATAATACCAATTTTATCTGTTAGCATTACCTTATCAGGCAACGGCTCTTTTTTATTAACTTCTATTTCATCTAAGTTAATTTCAATTTCGTTAGATGCTTCACAATGTTTGCATTTGACAGAAACTTCTGCGACTTCGCCAACGCTCTTTGCTCTTAACTTAAGGAAAATATATTCAACGTCGAAGTTTGTCAGATCATTAAAATTAATATTTCCAAATGTACAAGACCCAATAACGTCATTAATTGCCTTTGTAATTTCTGAAGTCTTTTTAGATTCCTGAGCTAGTAATAATAGCTTTTCTTCTTTAACTAAGAAAGGCCTAAATTCTATTTTTTTACCATTTGACGGAATGGTAAGAGAATATTTTGGAGTAGTTATTTTTGGTAAGTTCATATAATTTATATATAAAGCTTAATTACCGCCTTTATCATGATCCCACGCTAATTTATTAACTTCAGAATAGCGCTTTTCATCCCATATGCGAATATCATTATATGCAAATTCAACTCCGAACTTTGTTAAGTCTGCTGAAGTTTGAGAATATGAAATTCCTCTAATTGTTTTTGGGAATACTTTATCTAGTTCTAACACATATGATTTCTTATCTTCCATATCGGTTTGAATAATATGAAGATTACATTTAAACTCTTTTTCATATTTCATTAAGTATGATTCAGAATCTACTACAAGATTTATCCAACTATCAAATACGCGCTTAGGCATCATATCGGCTGTCATATTAAACTCAANCGAAAATCCTTCATTAACATATCCCGTTGGAACTTCAGATGNATGTCTAAACAAGTCATACCCAAAGGTTTGCAGTTGTCTCCCAGGCATANATGCAGAATCAACTAAATAAGAAAGCTCTCTAAGATCCTCTGTTGTTGCATCTAATTTANTACTTAAAGTCGCCATTCCTGAAAAATCAAGTTTAAATCGATTAGCAAGCGCAGGACCTCTTTTATTAAAGATAGATTTTAATTTATTAATTGAAGCCATATTATTTTATTATTTGTTTCCTCTGAATTTACGATTTGAATCTCTCCAAACCTTTCTTTTTGTTGCTTTCTGAAAATTTTCGGTTGGCATAAACAATGCGACCTCCCAGAACTTTGGAGGAACTAACATCATAATTGTTTTTACCTGACTAAAAAGATATTTTTTATATGCAGGTTTAAAATATCTAAATTTCATACTATCATTTAGTTTATCATATGAAACTCTAAATTTTGTTCTTACGGCAGAACCTGTTGTATTTTCATCAACCTCCTGAAGCATAAATGTTCTCATTCGATCAAACAGTTTTGCTCTATCATAAGGATGAAGGTAATGTAAATTTATTCCATAGAAGCCATCTTTAACAGTCTTCACCGGTATTACTAAAGGGAACGTATCATAATAGGGAAGTGTTTTAGCATGCTTTGGATCATACCCATACATAAACACTCGACCAGGTATAATTTTTGGTCTTTTTAGTAAAGCGTCATCTGTAATAATCCGCCTTGGGTTTCTAACAGCTCTGAGATATTTTAAGTTATCAAAGAACCACTTTTTGCTTTCCTTTGTATATGGGCCGATGCCAGCTGCAATAGCTTTATCATATTGTTTTTCAAAGGTGCTTGCCATATATTATATTTATAATTTTAGGTTAAAAGCTTTATTCCTAGACCTTTAATTGTTTCCTCTGTCCAAATCGCAAACTTATATCCACGCTTGCTACACCACTTCTCAGCAGCTTCCCATTTACTAATATTCTTAGCATATGTGGTCACTTCATTTATATACTTTTTAGTTTTACGTGATCTAACCTTTGGTTCCTCGGTTTGTTTCTTTGGTTTAATCTCAATTAAATAAGTATCGCCTGTATTAAAAGTAACTTTAAGATCT